TGCGATCATGCGATTTAACCCGCGCTTAAACGGGTTTTTCGCGCAAGGAATGGCCGAGCAACTAGTGCCTACGCAAATTGAGATCAATCGGACGCTGATTTCAATTCAACGCTCATTGTATTTGGGCGGAACGCACAAGATTTTTCTTAAAAACGGATCGCAAGTCATAAAGTCACATTTCGATAACATGGTAGGGACCATCATCTCATACGCTGGCGACACTCCTCCTCAGTACGTGGTCCCGCAGTTGGTTCAGCCAGAGATCTATTCGCACTTACAGAGCATGAAATCTGACGGATATCAGCTTGTGGGCGTCTCTCAAATGCAAGCATCGGGTTTAAAAACCCCTGGTGTGAATTCAGGCCGCGCAATGCGGACAGAGCAGAACATCAATACCGAGAGATTCGAGTCACTCGATCAAATGTATCAGCAGTTTTTCGTTGATCTTTGTAAAATCTCAATCCCAGTTCAGCGCGCAATTGCGGAATCCGGTGACAACACTGAGGTGAAGGTCCCAGGCAAGCGATTTATCGAGAAAATCAAATGGTCTGAGGTCTCATTAGATGACGACGACTTTGTGATGCAGATTTATCCCGTCTCAAAGCTTCCAAATGACCCAGAGGGGCGCTTATCAACCATTCAAGAAATGGCAGAGGCTGGATGGATTGATGCGCCAACTGCTAGGCGCCTCATGGATTTCCCGGATCTTGATGCTGAGGAAAACCTTGCCAATGCTCAGCGCGATTATCTCGGAAAAATCTTAGATCAAATCGTTGAAAAGGGAATCCAAACGCTGCCAGAGCCTGACGACAACCTCCAAATGGCAAAAAAACTCGTCATGGAATACATCTCGGCCGGAAAACTAAACGAGCTCGACGAGGATAGACTCGAGATGCTGAGAACCTTCTCGGCTGAGATCGATAGGCTTTTGATGCCGCCGCCGCAACCCATGGGAGCGCCAGGAATGGCTCCTCAAGGGCCACAGCCAGGCGCACCGGCTCCAGCGCAACCAATGCCAGCCCCTCAAAGTGACCTACTCCCTAATGTCAATGGCGCTCAATAACTAACCAAGGATGAATGATGGCTGAAGCTGTAGCAAATCAAACGACCCCAGAAGCAGTAACCCCGGCACCCGTCGTTGAAACCCAAAAACCCGTAGATGAAAAGATATCGCCGAAACTCCAGGTCCTGGTTCAGCGCGAAAAACAAGCCCTCGATATCGAGCGCCGGGCAAAGCAGGCCGAAGCCGCCATGACCGCGCGTGAACAGCAGTTGGCCGAGCGCGAGGCAAAGATAAAAGAATTTGAAAGTTTAAAAGAAAAAGATCCGATGAAGGCTTTGAGTCTCCTGGGCCTATCTTATCAACAGATGACAGACATCGCGCTGAACGACGGTTCAGTTCCGCCTGAAATCCAAGTTAAGAAGGTCGAGGAGAAACTAGATTCGTACTTAAAAGCTCAAGAAGCAGCAAAACAAGAGCTTGCAGAATCTGAAAAGCGCCAAGCAGCACAGCGCGAAGAAAAAGCGATCACAGATTTTAAATCTGAGATCCATACCTACATCCACTCGGACCCGAAACAATACGAGCTCACAAAGTTCGAGGGCCTAGAGGAATACGTATTTCTGACAATCGATGAGCATTTCACGAGAACCATAAACCCGGAAACGGGTGTCGGCCAGATCCTCTCCATAAAAGAGGCGGCCGACAAAGTGGAATCCATGCTTGAGAAGAAATACGCGGACGCCAAAAAACTTACAAAGTTTCAGGCGCAAACCCCACCACTGGTTGAAAACGTGGTTAAGCAGCAACAATTCACAACTCGTCCGAAGCAGCAACGGACACTAACCAATCAATTATCCGCGACCCCGCCAGCCGTGCGGCCCCGTCCAATGACGGAGCAGCAACGGATCGATGCGGTGATCGCAAACTTTGCGGCCAATCGCCGCTAACAACAAAAAAGGAATAAACAATGTCTACAATTTTAGGTTCAGTCGGTTCATATAACGAAGGCTCAGGCTCTGGGGTAAACGCACCTTTTAGCCCAAATACATCGGGCGCGCTTGGGATGCAGGAAATCTCGGGGCTCTTAAAGCAGGTTTACACTGCTCAAAAGCTCGCGGTTTTGTACTACAAGCACAATCCGCTCTTCACAATGCTCACGAAAAAAGAAGATTTCTACGGTGAAACTTACCCGCTTCCAACTATCGTTGAGGCACCAACTGGTATTGCCAATTTGTTTGCCAATGCACAGCTTCCGAATCAGTTGATCAATGGCGGAACCGGCACTGGTGGTAACCAGGGACCGGCGAAGTTTGTAAAATTCATGCTGACTCGTGCGACCATGTACGGCGTTCACGTCATTGATCGTCAGGCGATGCTTGCCGCTTCAAACAACATCGGATCATTTGTAAATGGTCAGATGGCTCAGATGGACGCGATGATTCAAGGGGTCACTAACCTTTTGTCTCAGCAAATCTATCGCTCAGGCTCTGGAACCATTGGTCAGATCAATACCATTTCAACTGGTGTGATCCAATTGGTGAATCCTACTGACGTTCGATATTTCACAGTCGGTCAAATCGTGCTCGCAACTTCTGCTGATCCTGTTCAAGGAGCAACCGTTACTCAGCGTGCTGGTTACGGTTTTGTAACTAGCATTTCACGTGCAACAGGTCAGTTGACTGTCGGTAATGCTGCCGCTGCCGCGCCAACAACCGCTGCGTCTCCGTCTGGATGGGTTACTGGCGATTATTTGGCAATCAACGGAACATCTCCATTGAATGGTCCAACAATTGCGGGATCTCTGGCTCCGATTGCGGTGACTGGCCTTGCTGCTTGGATTCAGAATCCGGCAAACATCGCAAGCACTGACATATTCTTTGGCGTAAATCGCTACGCTGATACATGGCGCTTGGGTGGTGGTTTCTATGATGGCTCTCAGAATGGTCAATCCGTTGAGGAGGCATTGTATGACGCATCTACAGTTCTATTTATGGAAGGCGGATTTCCGACTCATTGCTTTGTGGGCCCAAATGCCTATGCAGCTTTGCAGAAATCGTGTGCCGCTCGTCAGATCTTTGAAACAGAGATCGAAGGCGCACAAGACGAAAACGGACAAGCGCATTTGTTCTTCAAAGGAATCACAGTCCAGGGTGCTGGATCGACATTCATGGTAATTGCTGACAGAAACTGTCAGCCGTACTCTGCATGGCTCCTCACAATGGAAGACTGGGCTCTCTACAGCCTGAAGCAATCTCCTCACGTTGTTGACGACGATGGCGTAAGCTTCTTGCGACAAACCGGCGCTGATGCTTTCGAATTCCGATTGGCAGCTTATTGCCAACTTGGATGCTCGGCTCCTGGTCACTCTCTATTAGTCAAACTCGCAGTCTAACAAAACTTTGAACTGGGCGCTTTGGGGATAAAGTCCCAAGGCGCCTGGTTCTCTAATTTATAAAGGAAATAATTAAAATGGCAGATAGAGATTTTACAAGCGTAAAATATTCGCTGGAAAAGAAAGTTGTGACTTTAAGTGCCCACATTACGTTTGGAGCAAATGGCGTTCCGACATTGGACGCGGTTAACTCTAAAGGGTTTGCGGCTTGCACTCAGTTTTCAACTTCTTTTACCGCGACAGGCACAGCCACTACGTCCATCACGGCGGTCAGTAACTTTACCAGTCTTTACAATGGAATGATTTTGAGCGGAACGAATGTGGCAGCAAATAGCGTGATCAGTGCGATCAATGCTCCGGCTGGCACGTTTACTCTCTCAAACGCAACCACTGGTGCGATTGGTGCGGTCACAGCAACTGGCGGGTATCAACTACAACTCGGTAAAACTTTGCAAAACGGAATTTCTCTCGACACCTACGCAAAAGTTTTAGGCGTAAACGTCGTGTCAGACGTGTCCGGATTGCAAGGCGGGGCCGCAACGCAAGCCTCCGCACCGGCTTGGACGGGTTGGTTTGTGACAAGCAATACCGTTAAATCGGCAGCTGCGGTCACGGGCGCTTCAATTGTTTTGCAGCTTGGTTACGCATCAGGAAGTGGCGCTGCGAACTGGAAAACAATCAATCCAGCAAGCGGTGAAGGCATCTACGTTCAATGGCTTCTTTGTAACTCAACCGCCGGATAAGGAGTTTTAACGTGATAATGATGGGTGATAAAAAAAAGACGCTGGCAGCAATCCTTGGGCCGGAAAAAAAAGAAGAAACCGACCTAGACGGTGCGCCAGCTTTGCATTCGATCATGAGTGAATTCATTGATGCAGTTCACGCAAAAGATCACGTCGCTGCATCGGACGCATTTAAAGCGGCTCATGCAGAGGCAAATGCAAACGATGAGTCGGATGTTATAAAATAAAGGGGATGGATCATGAGTTTATCCTCACAAGCAAGCCTGGGCGCAATTCGCATCCAGGCCAAGCAACGCGCGGGAATGGAAAACAATCCCGCTATTTCTGATCAAGAATGGAATAGCTACATTTCGCTCTCATACAAAGAGCTCTATGATTTGTTGGTTTCGGCCTACGGAAATGATTATTATGTTCAAACCCCGTATCAATTTCAAATCACGGGCTTAAATTTCTATGCGTTGCCGTCAGATCACTACAAAACCCTCGGCTGTGATCTTCAATTCTCTGCAAGCCCTACCGGATGGGTGACGCTAAAACGCTTTGAATTCATCGACAGAAATAAGGGCGCGTATTTAAACTCAGCCGTCACGGTTTCGTCACTGGCACAGCTTTGGTATATTCCAGAGCCTACAAGCCTGCAATTCATGCCATCTTGTGCGATCACGAGCGGATCGACGTCAGTGACTGTCTCTGATTCAACCGATCTCGTTGTCGGAATGTCGGTCGCAGGCAATGGCATTCAGCCATATACGACCATTACCGCCATCAATACTCTAACCAACACGATAACCCTATCGCTTGCGGCCGTGAGCACGCTTCCGGTTGTGGTGCTTCAGATGTGGATTGATTCAGTCACGATTGATGGGATTTCCGGCTGGGAAGAGTACGTCATCGTGGATGCAGCGATCAAGTCCGGGATCAAGCAAGAGAATATGATCAATGATCTTCGTCAGCAAAAGCTTGATATGAAGATGCGAATTCAAACCATGGCTGAAGGCCGGGACGCAGGCCAGGCGCAACATGTCTCTGATGCGTATTCGGTCAACGGGTATGGTTACGGCGTAAACGGGCTTGGGCTTGCAAACATTCGCTATCGCGTGACTGGAAATCAAATCCAATTTGTGACCGTTGATGGTTACGGCGACGATAGCATGGGTGGGGGGCTTTACTAGTGCGGCTTCCATTGTTTCAAGTCGAAGATCAGACCATGTCGCTCATGCAAGACCGATGGAGTGCCATTTTAAATCCAATTATTGCGAGCCCTGGCAATCAAGCGACCATTATTTCAAACTACAAGCTTGTGACGGGAATCAATAACATCAATCACCTGCTTGGACGAAAACTCCAAGGCTACCGAATTATTTTAAAAAGTGCCAACGCCAACATTCACGACAATCAGCTAACAAACCAGACTCCGCAACTCACTCTAATTCTTGTATCCGATGCGCCAACCACCGTTTCAATTGAGGTGTTCTAATGTTTAAACTTATCGCAAATTTACTTTTCTCAACTTTTGCAATCGCGGCCGGCGAAACCTACACAGCCAATATGAACATGCCGATCCCGTAACAAAAGGTCCGCAGTACGCGCAAGACATCAATAATTCATTACTAATTCTTGATAAACACAATCACTCACCGGGTTACGGAGTCCCGATCACACCCTCTGGGCTTAATATCAGCTCTGATCTCACCATGCAGATCAATAACCTTACAAATATTCGGTCGACACGGTTTTCCCCGCTTGTTTCCCCGATCAGCGGCACCGCGCCAGATATTGGCGAGCTCTACGTTGCGGGATCAGATCTTTACTACAACGATGTCTCCGGAAATCAAATTAGGATCACTCAAAGCGGATCTGTTGCCGGCGCATCCGGCACAATTACCGGACTTCCAAGCGGAACGGCGTCGGCCGCTTATCAAGCATCACCGGGCACGTTTCAATTTTTGCAATCTACTGGAAATGGCGGGAATATCGATGCGGGAACGTACATCTTGCGCTATCCGGGTTCATTTCCAAGTCCATCGGGAAATTATGTCGCGCTCCAGGCTCCGGCAACTTTATCTGGCGGATATTCGCTAACGTTTCCGACTACCGTCCCAAGTGCTCAATCGTTTGTGACCATTTCAAATAGTGGATCTATTGCAACGCCCATCAACTTTACGCAAGGAATTACGGCCGCAAATATTGCCAGTGGCACGATTACGACAACTCAAATCTCGGCATCGGCCGGAATTGTAGGTTCGCAGATTGCTTCAACCACGATCACCGCATCAAACATCGCAAACAACACCATAACACGCGCTCAACTGGCGGGAGTCGGCCCACAGATCAGCGCCACATATTCGGGTCAGACGTTTTCTGCAAGCTTAGTAAATGTCGGAGCTCTTACCGCAAACATTACGACTACCGGCAGGCCCGTGGTTGTTTCTCTGATTTCAGATGGAACAAGCAACGCGTCTGTAATTACTCAAAGCGTTGGAAATGGATATGCCACAGTCGCCATTTATCGAGACGGAGGAGTGATAGCAACATATTCAATTTTAGCGCAATACGCACTGGGATCGACAGGCGTATTTCAGGTTGTGCCAACGTCATCAGTTCACACGCTTGATCCTGGGGCTTCGGCAGGAGCTCACATATATACAATTTACATGAGTCAGGCGATTTTAAATAACGTCAAACTTATGGCCTACGAGCTCTAAGGAAATATGGCTTTAGAGAAAAAAACCGTTTCAATAAATTTTCAAAAAGGAATCGACACAAAGCCCGATCCAAACCAAGTGGAAATGGGATCATTCGTCGATCTTGAAAATAGTGTGTTTGATAAGCTTGGTCAAATGACAAAGCGAAATGGTTTTGGCGCTTTGACATCGCTTCCGAGTCCTGCAACTTTTCTTACGACGTTTAAAGAAAATCTGATCGCCGTGGGCTCAAAGTTGCAAGCCTACGTTAAGGGATCAAACACGTGGGTCAATAGCGGAACCATTCAGCCGCTGCAACTCTCCACACTTCCGCTGGTTAGAAATAGCGTCAATCAAACTCAAGCTGATTCGGTCGTGTCAACAAATGGACTTGTTTGCACGGTATACACCGAGACCACGGGTGCTTCGACTTTATATAAATACGTCGTTGCGGATTCGACGACAGGTCAAAACGTCGTAGCACCCACGGTCATTTCTTCAGACCCAACTTACGGCACGCCGCGAGTGTATTTGCTTGGGACCTATTTTATTATTGTGTTTACGACTCATCCGGCGGCTTACAATTTAAATTACATTGCGGTAAATACCGGCACGTTAACGGCTGGGTCATCAACGGTCGTATCGACATCGGTAACTCCATCGGCAAATCTAAACTTTGATGGCGTCGTGTTTAATAATACGTTGTATTTGGCTTGGGTCGGGGCCGCAGCTTCTGGGATAAAGATTGCAAGTCTCACGTCAACGCTTGTGCTATCCTCATCCTTAAATCCAGACGCCGCGCACTCGGCTACCGTTATGTCTGTAACCGCCGACGCAACGACAAGCTTGATTTGGGTCAGTTACTATAATTTTAGCACAAGCTCAGGATACGCTTTTGCCGTTGCTGCGAACACAATGGCAACGTATCTCGCGCCAACTCAAATCATCTCTTTTACTGCGGCCTCAAATATTGCGTCAGCTGCAACGGGCGGTATCAACACAATCTTTTACGAAACCGCAAACGTCTACTCCTATGATTCATCAATTCTTTCAAACTTCATTTCATCTGTGACAATCACAAACGCTGGAGCGGTCAGCGCGGTTGTTCCAATAATCAAAAGCCTGGGGCTTGCCTCTAAAGCTTTTGTTGTGTCAGGAAATGTTTATTTCCTCGGGGCTTATTCCTCACCGTATCAAAAAACCTATTTTCTAATCCCATCATCTAGCGCCACTCCAAATCCAAAAATAACGGCACAACTGGCGTATGGAAATGGCGGCGGTTATGTAACGGCAGGGTTGCCGTCCGCAAACGTGATCGGAACGACGGTTCAAATTGCATATTTGATCGCTGATCTTGTGCAGTCGGTAAACAAGGGGACGGCCTTTGCTGACCCAACGCATACGCAAACCGCAGGAATTTATACGCAAACAGGTGTGAACCTTGCCAATTTTAATTTTTCGACCTCAACTCTTGCAAGCGTTGAAATTGGCAACAATCTAAACGTCACCTGCGGCTATCTTGTGTCCTATGACGGGCTAAGTCCGGTTGAGCACAATTTCTTTTTGTATCCCGATAGCATTGAGGCGACGTGGTCCGCAACGGGCGGATCGATGGCGGCAAATCCCGCGACCGGAATAAATACAAACGCGTATTATTACCAGGTGCTTTATCGCTCAACGGACGCGCAAGGAAACGTGTTTCGAAGCGCCTGCTCCATTCCGATTCCTGTCACGACGACCGGATCTGGCACGGCTGGAAGTGTAACCATTTACATTCCAACCTTGAGAGTCACATTTAAAACGAACGTAATCATTGAGGTCTATCGCTGGAGCGTGGGTCAGCAGTCTTACTACCAGGTTGGAAATAACGGAAACAGTCCCGTCACGTCTCCATTTTTAAACAATACGACAGTCGACTATCTTACATTTACTGACAAAAGCTCTGATGCCACAATTCTTGGCAATTCTTTGCTTTACACCACGGGCGGCGTTTTAGAGGATGTTAGCCCTCCAGCTTTTAACGCCATTACGCTTTTTGATACCAGGATCTGGGGAATTGAGGCGGAAGATCCAAATTTATTGTGGTTTTCAAAAACCGTGATTGAGGCCACGCCGGTTGAAATGTCGCCGCTTCAGACGATTTATGTGGCACCAAATATTTCGGAAAAGCAAAACACTGGACCTATGAAATGCATTTTTCCGATGGACGATAAGATCATCATTTTTAAAGCCTCAACGCTTTATTACATCAACGGAACGGGTCCAGACGCCACGGGCGCAAACTCTCAATACAGCGAGCCGACGTTCATCACCTCGCCCGTTGGTTGCGCTAACCCTAATTCAATCATTCTCGTTCCCGAAGGGCTCATGTTTCAAAGCCTAAAGGGAATCTGGATTTTAAAACGAAACCTTACCGTGAATTACATCGGCGCACCTGTTGAGGCTTTTAACTCGGCAACTGTTTTAAGTGCCGTCGCCATCCCAAATGCCAATCGCGTAGTGTTCACTTTAGATAACGGCATAAGCCTCATGTATGATTACTATGTTGGTGGATGGGGAACCTACACCGGCATTCCTGGGATCTCGAGCACCATTTAC